ACGACAATCAGGTAGTTGGTGTAAGTGCTTGTAAATACGTTGTCTGCGGTGATGCTGGTTGCGCTGGTGAAGGCAGTTTCGGCTTTGACGACTGCGAAACTTGGTGATCCACCCCACGTCACCCAAGCGCCTGCTGCGTTGTATGTCTGCAGGCCGACGCCTTCGACGTAACACATCTGACCTTCGGCAAGCGTTTTTTCGCCAGTGCCACCAAATGCTGCGTCGCGCGTAACGGTGCTGGCAAACACCGGCACGCCAGTCCGAGCCGACTGATTCATTTGAGCCGCAGTAAGCACCTGGCTAGCTGTGAACGTTGGAACTGCTGTTTGAGCGTTAGCACCCATGGTCACATCATCCTAATACGTTCGTGCCGTCAAGTTGACCGTACACCAAATCGTCAAGAATGAGCTGGAACACCACCGTTGTTGGCGCTGTGAAGTAAGTGACCCGGTGGCCTGTGTTGACATTGATAGTGCCTTCAATGCCTTCAATGCTGAGCTCTGAGGTAAGCGTTGATAGGCCAGTGATGTCCTTGGTAACGGTGATGGTGTCGCCAATGTCGACGGTCGCGGCGTTGGTGCGTTGTGGATCGGTGAGCAAGCCGAAATGGGTGCTAAGCGCCGTGAATCGTGGCCCTGGTTCGCCTTCGAGCAGATAAGCGGCAAGCGCATCTATTTCACCTTGCTGGTGCAGCAGGCTGTTGGTGATTGAGCGTGACTGAATGAAGTATGTGGCCTGGCTAGTCAAATCTTGGTCGGTGGCCGTTTTGCCGTCTAGTGCCTCGACGTAGGCGCGATTGATGACGCCATCAGCGTCAAACTCCACCTCTACCTCGTCATACTTGGCGGCGGTGCCATCGTCCGCAAACGTAATGACTGATCCGCTTAGCGTAGCGCCAATACGGTTTTGGAACGTCAGCACGCCATCACGCGACATAAACAAGCGGCCTTGCTCGGCCTCATTGATTTGATTTAAATAGTTCAGCGTGTTGGTGCCAGCATCAACGTTGTAACTGCTGTCGTGACCCAGATTGACAGTGCCGGTATCAATGTTGGTTGTGCCGGTGTAGTCCACTTCAGGCAATGCGAGCACGGTGCTGACACGCGCACCGCTTAATTCAGCGCTGGGGTTAAAAGCCGCCATCTGGGTTTGGGCCAGCAAATAGAAATCATCTGAACACGTCACGCTGACGGTGTTGAATCCAGCCAGGGCGAAGTTGTATGTGTATGACGTGACATAGCCGACGAACAAATAGTCGCCATTACGGCTCAGCCTGATTTGACGCATCGGCGCCAAACCCGGCTTGTCGTTCAGCGGATCAAAATAAGGGCTGCTTGTGTCGTATGGGCCGAGGATGCCGGTTTCGTCATTCATTGTGAATGACATGACGCCAGCCGAGAACTGATCGTCCACTTTCCGTCGGCCGCGCCTGTAACGAATGTCGGTAACGAAATCGGTTATGTCGGCGTATTGAGTTTGCGGGCCGAGTGTGTATGTCGTGCCATCAAGCACGCCCTTTAGCGCGTCGTCAAGCGTGAACGAATTGACATCGAAGCCGGTATCGAGCTCCAGCAGGTATGTGCCTGATTGAACGACTGTTGCAGCCATTACGCAATCTCGACCTGCAATGGGCCGCTGCGACGGTTGTAATCACGCAAAGCATTGACAATGGTGTCACCAAGATCAGATGGCGCAGTGACGGTGTTGATGGTGATGCTGATGCCGCCAGTTATGCCATCGAGCAGCATTTCGTTGCCTGGTGCTGCGCCAAAACCGCCACCACCGCCACCAATGAAACCTTCGTTAATCGGCAAGATGCCGACCATACCTTGACCGATGCCGCCACCGCCACCGCCGCCACCACCACCGCCTGACGGTGCAGGCAAGGTCACGGCTGGTGCAGGCACCACAGGTATCACTGGTGTTGCAAACGTACGCTCAACGAAATCTGGGCCGCTGCTAGCGCCACCGCCGCCACCGGCTGAAGCTCCGCCGCCACTAGTGCTGAATCTTGGCAAACTGAATTTGTCAAGATAACCAATGTCGGTAAATGGGTTGATTGCGTTCAAACCTTCAATGATTTTGTTGATCATGCCAACGTAGACATTGCCGATTTTTTCAAAGATGCCAATGATGAAATTGCCCATTGCGGCAAATGCGTTTTTGATGCTGCCTGTTTTTTCGACTAGCACCATGAATCCTGCGACAAGAGCTGCGACAGCGACAACGACCAAGCCGACTGGGTTGGCGGCCATGACTGCATTGAGCACAATCTGGCTGGCCGTAATGACTTTAACTGCTGTATTGAGCACCAAGATGGCTGAGGCCAGGGCACCGACCGCCAACATGACTTTCACGATGGTGTCGCTGTTGTTTTGCGCATACTCAGCAAAGCGTTGCAAGTACGGCAGCAGTTTTTCAAGTATTGGCAGAAAGGCTGCGCCGATTGATTCTTTGGTTTCGCCAATAGTGAGCGATAGGCGTTTCATGCGGCCCTCGGCGCTGTTGGCAGCCACGACCGCAGCGCCACCGACCGTTGCGTTGAGCGCCTGCATGATCTCGTCAAGCGATGCACCGTCTTTAATCAGGCCGCGCACGCTCGGCACCAGGTTGCCTAGGGCTTTGGTATTGCCTGCGTAAGCCTTTGCCACAGCATCAGTGACAGCGCTGAGCTCTGTGCCGGTAGCGGCCGAGATGTCAAGCGAGGCGTTAAGCAGCTCTTGGCTGTATTGCAGATCGCCTGTGGTTTGCACCAACGTCGCCAGGGCTGGCCTGAGCACGTCGTCTGCGACTGCTGCGCTCATCATGGTGGCCTCGATGTAGGCCTCGGCCGCGCGCACGTTGGCTTCACCGGCCAGCGTGTTCTTTTCAATGGCTAGGGCGAGCAGCTCTTGGGCTTTGGCGTCCTCAATGGCAGCTTTGGTGGCGTCGCCAATAACTACGGCTAGGCCGCCAATAGCGGCTGCTGCTGGTAGCGCGGCTTTGCCCAGGGCAAACTGGGCTTTAGCGCCAGCGCCCTCAAGACTCTTGAATTCGTTGATGGCCTTTGTGATGCCCTTCGAGTCGAACTCGGAGACAATGGGAATACTTACGGCCATTGGTACATCCTACGAACGGCTCACTGGTGCGGTCAACAGGTTGCGGTTCACTTCATCCATGACGCGCTCACACAAGCGGAGCATCTCCTCATCGACCCGCGATTTGTTTTTCTCGTACGAGGGCCACATGACGCGCGATGCTGATCCCCAACGTTGAGACAATGCCCGAGCCAGTGGGTTGCTTGATTTGCGGCCGGCGATGTCAAAGGTTTGGTTGGCGATGCCTGACCATACGAGCCTGAACGTGCCGACATTGACTTTGTTGCCTTGGTATTCCTTGACGCGGCGTGTGCTGATTTTGGCGACGAGAAACTTCTGCGCAATGGCTTGTGACCAGCCACCGTCACCAATAATTTCGTAACCCGATTTGGTTTTCCATTTGCGGTTCATGCCCGACAGCGGTGCAGCTGCCGGCACGGCTGCCTTGGCGTCATCAATGACCGACTTGACAATTTCTTTGTAATCGCGCGTAATCTCGCGGCGCAAACTTTTGTCAATCTTGTTTAATTCGCGTAAGGCCTCTTTGATGCCGTACACCTGAACACTTGCGCTAACGGCCACGGCGTTTCTCCTGCTGTTTCTTGGCGAGCAGCAACACCGTCGCCAAATCTTCTACATCAAACTCGATGCCGTCTGGCCAGTACCCGGTAGCCAACAGCAGCTCAGCTAACTGGCGTCTGATGCTGCCGGATCCGTAGGGTTTGCGCCAGCGACCTCAACGACGCTGAAATCCTCAACCGATTGAAGCCAAGCGTCATAGTCACGACCTTCACGCTTTTGAGCGTTGAGCACGTGCCACGCCATGAACATCAGGTCATCGATACCGATGCCGCCTTGGAGATCAGATGCGCGGCGCTTGAATTTACGTTCCCACGCTGCGGCAGTTGCGATGGTCGTAGTGACCGTTTCGCTGACCGATTGTCCTGCCGGTGTCTTAAACGACACCTGGATTGTCAATTTCATGCGGTCACATCTTCAACAAGCGTGCCACCAGTGATCGTGATTTCGACCTCTGAAAGCTCTCCGAGGCTGGCATTAATCACATCAAGTGACTCTAGGTACCCACCCGTAATCTGCATTTCTGGGTTTGTCGTCGTGATGCCGCCGCTGGTCGGCTTAACTGCCACGTAGACGTTGGTGCCCACGAGGCTGGTGAGATCGACGTAAGTGCCAGGCGTCGCGCTGTATTCCATGAGCAGCGTCGCGGTAACGGTCACGTTGGTGAGGCCGCCCACGTAGTTGCGAGCCGAGGAACCGAAGCTGGAAGCGTCAAGGGCTTCGCGCGCCTTGGTGATGACCACGCTCTTGCACTGGTCTGACAAGTCCTTGGTCGAGGCCGACGAAGCTCCGATGTTGAAGGTCGGTGTGGCGAGGTAGGTGGTTGCAACGGCCATGTAGCGGTTCTCCTGTGGTTGGCGGCCGCTGCAAGCCTTGTGGGCAGTCTAGTAGGTCTACGGTGCGACTTTGGTGCGTATCACGAGCTCGTAGGCAGGGTAATCGGCGCCACCGTAACTGACAGTCGTTGGCCGGGCTGTGTTCAGGCCGATTTGCGCGGCTCGAATCAAATCAGCCAAGTCAAGCAGCTGGTCAAGTGTGCGGTTGTCGCCTGTGCCCATGCCGACGATTACGACACGGAATTCCATGTCGGCTACTACGTTGCTGGCCATCTCGATGCTCGGTGCTTCAACGATTGCGCACGGCACGTTAATGTTGCGCGGATCGTTGAAAACTTTTAGCCCGGTAATCAAACCGAGGCGCGTTACGAGCTGGTCGTACCCTTCTTTGAACAGGTTGCTCATCACGCCACCTGCGGCTTACCGACTCCGAGTAGGCGAAGTATCTGGCCGTAGTTGCCTGTGACTGGGCCACCTGTGGCCAACGGATCGAAGCTGGCGAAGGCCTCAGTGCTGCCGCGCTCGCGGTAAAGGATTGCCGCGTATTGCACGGTGCCAAGCTTGGCTGCGCCATCTGGCACGGTGCTGGGCGAATCCCAGTAGCCAGCCTCCTGGCGGCGACGGAAGCAGAAAGCGTTGGCTGCCGCGAGCGCCATGTTGGCAACGTCAAGGTCAGCGCTCGGATTCGTGAACGTGAAGCCGAGGTAATCCTCTAAATCAGCCAGGACAATCCATGTGCACGTAACCGAGTACGTGGCTGTGCCTGTGGCCGCAGCGCGCTCCAGATCGGCTGTGGTGAGCGCAAACAGCACCTGATTCGGGATGATGCGCGATGTGTCGTAGAGGTAATCGCCCTGGGCGCTGACGCCAGTGAAGTAATACTCGGGCAATGCAAGGATTTTGTGGGTGGCGTTCCACCCAGCACCAACACCAGCAATCGTGATGCTTTGACCGACCTCAAATTCAAGTGGCTCCAACAACTGAACGATGGCAACGTTTGAAACCACCTGTTTATGGGTGATCGTGTACGTCGCCACCGTTCAGTGTTCCCTGGAGGAAGGAATCTGTTGGATCAGACGAATTTGACGAACTTAGTCGCATCCGCCATGAACGAGGCTGCATAGCCACGGAAGGCGATGGTGCGGCCGAGCGTCGCAGGCGTGTCGATGCTGATCGCGCCCTTCTGCTGTTCGTAGAACTCGAAGCCAGCGGCTGGGCCAGCGGCGTGACCCATGAACGAGCCAGGCGCGTTCTTGTCAACGACAAGCACCAAGCCGAGTGGGTTGCCGTTCCAAGTGTTCGCAGCGGCAGCACCAGCGGCGTTCTGACCGCTGAGGTTCGGGGCGCCCACGAATGGAAACACCGGGCGACCTGCGTCATCAACCGAACTGGCAAGTGCAGCCCAGCTGCCTGGCGTCAGGAACAGATGCGTCGGCAGATAGTTGCTGTTCAACGAGATTTGGCGAGCGCCCTCGTAGATCGCGGCAACCCAGTCAGCACCAACAGCCGTGTCAGTGACCGTAGCGGTCTGCGTGATTGCGGCATGGCAGGTGTCGACTGCGTAGTTGTCGGTCGCTTCGCCGTAGGCGATTGCGAGCTGGTTGAGCACGATTGCCAAGCTGTTCGGGTCGGTGAAGTCGATTGACTGCTCCGAGATGTTGACGTAAGTGCCGAACGTCAGTTTGCTGACGTTGTTGTTTGACACTTGCACATCCGAGCCGCTGAGCGTGTTGAGCTGGCCGGTCGGCTGCTGGGCCACGACTGGGCGCACTGTGATGACCGGGCGACGGAACGTGGTGCCTGATTCCGGCATTGCGCGTGCGCCAATGGCGGTGACGAATGGTCGAATCGGGTTCAGCGAGTCGTAGACCGGCGCAACGATCGGCTCGGGGAGCAAGCCAGGCGTGTCGGACGTGATGACGTTCGGCGCAGTGGCCTTGATGCGAGCGTTGAATTCGGCAAACTCTGCGCCACCAACGGCGAACTTTGCCATGTATTCAGCGGCCGAAGGCAGCTTGAACGGCGCCTTGGGTTCTGCAAACAGCATTGTGGGGGCAGGAGCCGGCGCTTCGGTGACCTTTGCGGCGGTTGCTTCGACCTTGTCTGACATTGGTTGTGATTCCTCTCGCTGTGGTTCGGTCGCTGCAACATCTGTAATGGTAGCACCCTTAAACGCTGGTTGCGTCACAAGGCTCAATTCAACCCAGTCGGCTTTGGCGATGACCATCGTGCCATCGTCGTCATACCGGGCATCGATCACATCGACGCCAACGCTGACCGAATCAATGGCTTCGTCTTTAATGAGCTCAAGCATGTCGCTGCCCTCTGATGTGGCGCTGATTCGAGCTGTAAACACCATGCCTTTTTCGCTGTCTACGCGGCCGGTGACGACGCCTACAGGCTGTGTCGAATCGTGGTATTTGAGCAGCTTCGGCTTTTTGCCAGTGACGGGGAGACTGCCGCGCTCGAAACGTACTCGGGTGCCATCCGAAACGGTGGCCTCGACGCCCCAGGGCACTGCGATGCCTGAAATGGTGCGTGGTGACTCGCCATCCTGGGCGAGAACAAAGGTGTCAGTTGCTGTCAATCGAATCATCGTCATCCTCGGTTTCATTGGTAGGTGCCCGACCAGGTGCAGCGTTGTCCTGGTCGGGCTCCATCTGTGCTTCCTCCAAGTATGACTCTACGTCGAAATAAATGTAGCGGCCGCGTGGCGTCACGTTATTCATTGACAGGGTCTGCTCAATGCAATCAATAAATGGTTTCGCCCCGAATAGATAAAGGTCTTGGCGCGCCTGAAGGGCGTTCTGATACGTCATGCCTGAACCTGACGGTGCGCCGACAAGGTACGGAGGAATGTTTGCGAGTCGCGCCATTTCCAGCGCCTGATAGGTGCGTGCTTCGGTCAACTGAAGTTTGCTCGGATCCATGTAGGACTCTTTCCAGTCGACGTATTGGTTCAAAGCGGCGATGGCGTTGTTGTTTCGAGCTTCAGCGAAGCCGGCCGCCAATTCGCTCAGCTCCTCGGCGCTCAACGGCTCGCCTTCGGTTTGCTTGAGCACACCGGCTGGCGTTTGGTTGCGTGCGAAACGCTCGGCGCTGGTATCAAGGTTGACGTTGGTGCGAATCGCCCTAGCACCCATTGACAACAGGCCTTGAATCGGGCTGATGAATTGAATGACATCATTCGGGTTGAGATCAAGGCCATTAAACGTGACTTGCTTGCTTGGGCCCCACCACTGTGGGCCGCCCTGGTCACGAGTCTGTACGTCAGCAGCTGGAATCCAAGTGAATGTTGCCGGGAATCCGTTGCCGAATCGGCTGGTGACTACCCAGAATGCCCGGCCGTAGAAAATCAGGTCGTCGGTAGTCCAGCTCATGATGAAGTTGCGTGTGACGTTTGGATCAGGCTGATGGAACCAGGTGTCATCGGGCAACTCGATGTCCTCGTATTCGTCATCCATCCATTGTTTGCCGTACTGGTGAATTTCTAGGCAGCCAATCATGCCGCAAATCAAATCGCGCGCACGAGAAATTGTTGGAATTTGGATGGCGGCCAGCCGGTCAAAGCCGGTGGTGTAAGTCATGAAGTTGCCGACCATGTTGTTGCCGGCGTAGCCGGTGGCGGCACCTACTTGGGCTTTGGAGTCGTTGGGGGTTGCGCGTTTGAGCGAGAAAACAGCCATCGTGCAGTCAGTCTAGGCGCTCGATGCAATCACAGGTCGGTTCACCATCGGTCGCGGCTTGCCACACATACCGACAGCCCACACCAGGCACCGAGCTAACTCGATAGGGCCAGATGACTTGGTCGAGCTCAACGCAATGGCGCCAGGCGTCTTGACAGCCACAGCGCGGCCGACGTGCTCAGCCAG